ACAATTTAAACAATCTTCTTGTGAGCTTGTAATACCGTCATAACTTCTTCCTCTTATCGGAGTACCGCCAGATATAACAGTTGTATTTGGAGTCTGGTCATTAGTATCATTCTCTGGCTCATAAGTAACAGGACATATTAAAGTTGCTGTTGATTCCATCATTGCTATATCTGAAACATAAATATCTCTATCTCCTGCAGCAAAGTCTTCAAACTCTCCAATATTTTTCTCAACATGAATTACTAAAGGAATAAAACCTAATTGAGCTTTTCTAATCCCTGTTACTGATAAATAATTTAATCCTTGTGATTCACTGGCTTCAGTACTTGCACTTGGTGAAAATACGAAGTCTATATCTACTCCACCGCCAACAACTTGACCATTTCTATTTTTTGTACTATCAAAAATTATATCTTTTGACTCTCCATCATCAATTGCATGTGTAACCACATCTACTCCTGGTTTTGATATTAATAAACCAAAATCAGTAGATTCTAATTCTCCTAATAATACTCTTTTAGTCATTTTATCTCCACCTTGGACCTTCCATCCAGTTAACTAATGATTTTCTTGTTCCTTTTGTTATTTTTGTAACTCTATGAGTTAAATAACTTGGAAATACTAATATTGAACCTTGAGTTTTAAATCCACTTGGCTGTTCTACTTCTTTAAATTCAAAGTTTCCGCCTTCATATTCAGAGGGGTCACAAAGTTGAACACATATTGATAGTTTTCTATCATAAGCATTTTCTCCTTTCCAATTTACATCATAGTGCCAGTCATAAAAACTACCTTCTGAATACTCTCCATATTGAGTGCTTGGTAAATAATTTGCTTCTATATTAAAAGCATTTCTATTTGCTTCTTCTAAATACCAACGCATAGTTTTTTGAATTTCTTCATTATTTACAAAAGCTATTTGTGTAGTCCTGATACTATGGTCAGGTTTATGGTCTACTGACTTAAATACTGTTGCATCTTGTAAATTTAAATATGAACAAGCTTTTAAATACTTTTCACATGTTTGTTTGGAAAGAACTCCTTCCCATAATTGCCAATTTTGTCTCATTATATTTCCTTAATCTGATATTATTATTCTGCTATTTGGGCCATCAATTACTATGTTTCCTGAACTTGATACCGTGTCTAATTCTGTAAAAGTAGTACCACTTCCACTATACTTAAATACTCTGTTTGAAAGTATATGAAAGAATATATCTCCACTTCTTGCTGTATTATCACTTGATACAGATTGTATTGCTGTAACTTTTGCGCTATTTGCAGGAATACTTGTTGCACTTCCATTTGTATCAAAAGCAATAACAGCACCTGCTGCTCCTGCGGGACCTGTTGGTCCTGGGCCGCCTGTTCCTCCTGGAGGACCACTTGGACCTGGAGCGCCATCTGGACCATCTGGGCCTGTTGCTCCCGGAGGGCCTGCTGGACCGCCTGGACCGTCTGCACCTGTAGGACCTGGACCTCCTGTTGGGCCTGGAGGGCCTGCTGGACCGCCTGGACCTGCTGCACCTGCTGGACCGTCTGGACCTGTTGGACCTGGATTACCTGTTGGGCCTCCTGGGCCTGTTGCTCCAGTTGGACCGTCTGGTCCTGTTGGACCTGGATTACCTGTTGGACCTGCAGGGCCTTGTGCACCGTCTGGTCCTGGTGCTCCAGGATTACCTGTTGGACCCGTTGCTCCAGTAGCACCTGTCTGTCCTAATGTTACTAAAGGAGACCCCATATTTCCTGAAGTTAAACTATTTGCTGCACTTCCTGTTCCTATAATTGTATGAGTTACTCCAGTTACTCCTCCACTTACTTGAGTAGCATTTGCGTGAAATCTGTTAGCAGTTGAGTGGTCTACTACATACCAAAAGTTACTTCCTGTATTATAGAAAGTTGGTGTTAATCTTGTCATATCTGAAATAGCTGAAGAGCCATCTGCAAATACTTGTACAAAGTTTGTTGTATCACTCTCAGGATTTGTAGTTGAATTTGTAATTGCATTAATCGCAGCAAATACTTTACTATTAAAACTTACTACATTTGCAATTGCATAATTATTTCCTGATGACCAAGCACTTATGCTTGGAGCAGTATCAAGAATATCTTTATCTGCTGCTGAGTAGAATAAAAAAGTACTTAAACCATCTGGCCCTGGAGAACCTGCTGAGCCTGCCGCACCTGTTGGACCTGCAACACCTGTTGGACCTGTTGGACCGTCTGGGCCTGGAGGGCCAGCATTACCTGTTGGACCCGGTCCACCTGTTGGACCTGTTGGACCTGCAACACCTGTTGGACCGTCTGGACCTGTGGGTCCTGGATTACCTGTAGGGCCTACTGGTCCTGCAACACCTGGAGGGCCATCTGGGCCTTGAGGACCTGGGTTACCTGTAGGACCTACTGGCCCTTCAGCACCTGGAGGGCCGTCTTCCCCTTTTTCACCACTTGCAAAGTTTACTAGTGAAAAAGTTCCACCAGTATTTACAACTTCTGCTATAATAGAATCTCTATTTCTGTCAAATCTTAAACTTTGGGCAAATACATTTGCTCCTGAATAAGCTCTATCTGAACTAGAGGCTAATGTCATTTCTGTATCACTTTCAATATGTGCTACTTTTGTCCAAAATCTTGTTGTTCCTGCGTCATCAAGAACAATGATGTCTCCTGATTTAAAATCAGTTTCAAAAGTAGTAGAACTACCTGTTACATTTGAGGATAATCTACTTAAGGTTATTGTGCCATTTGCTTGATTTAAGTCATCATTTGATTCACCTAATCTCTGTAAAAAACTAAAATAGTAAGGTTCATTACTTGTATTAGAAGTTGCAACATTATCATTTTTAATAACTAAAGATCTCAAAGGATCACTTCTTGTAGAGCCTCTAGCTAAATTACCGTCATAGTCAAATAGTAAGAATCCTTTCTCACCATCTGCTAAACTAGAGAAACTTTGTTGAGTAAAATTAGTATTTCCACTAGATATGTTTATTGTTTCTACCCCTGTTGGAGGTGTAAAACTATAAGTACTTGAGTCAAAAGTAACTAATCCACTAGAGCTATCAATTGCCATACCTGTAGTTAGAGTACCTCCTCTAACTATTTGTTCATTTAATCCAACTCCAATAGAGTTAGATGTTGGAGGTGTATTCTCTTCTGGAGTAAAAGTAAATTTTGTTTGTGTAAATTCAGAAGTATATCCCTGTGTATTAACAGTTCTTACTCTTATACGATACTCGTCACTTGTTGGAATATTTGATATTGAAAAACTAAATTGACCTCTATTTCTAATTTTGTGTCTAATAAATCCTGTATTATTTTTTTCTTCTCCTGATTGAGGGATATCGTGTTCAATATCAAATCCTGCTAAATGTTCATAAATATCATCTAAAGCATTTCCATCTTCATCTGTTCTTATTGATTTTGGAGGAATCCATTGAATTAATGCTTTATATCGTATAGCACCAGTTTCAGTATCATCATTATCTCCTCCTTCTGTATCAGGTATAATAGCAACAGTAATATCTTGAACTGGAGGTACAACTTCAGTATTTTTAGGAGGACGCATAATATCAGGTATATCTGGTATTATCCAACCTCTATCTACTTCTGCAAATTTATTTAAATCATACTCTGCTGCAGTAATCTCAAACTGCATATCTGTTGTAGATTCTTTTATAGAAGTAATTATATACTCTTTTGCACTTCCTGTTACATCATCTCCTGTAGCTTCTTGTCCTGTAATAGCATAAATAACTTCACTATCAGGAACAGAACTGAAAGCACTTGATACAGTTACATTTGATGAATTAAATGATGAAATAGGTTTAGTTTCTATTCTTTGATTTTCTGACCATATAACTTGTACGAGTGCGCCACCATCATCTTGTAGCTGTGATGCAGAAGTTTGAGTTGATATCGCTGTTCCATTAGCATGTTCTAGTATTAAATCTCCTACTTCATAGTTTACAGAATTAATTGTAGCTCGTGGTTGTCCTAAATAAGCACCACCTTTTGGATATATTAAATGTAAATCAAAATTATCATTTTCATTGAGAGAGATTGCTCTATCAGTTTCAATTACCGTAGTGGTAGATGCTTTTGCAGTAGATATTCTTCCAGAAAATTGTACATCTCTATCATCTGCATCTTGTATAAGTATAACATCGCCCGCTACAAGTGCGCCACCATTAATACCAGTTTTAAATGATACAAGTTCTTTTTCTAATTTTTCAGTTAATAAATGCCATCTTCCTAGTCTATGTGCTTGACCTTGTGAAGTACATCCAAGTGCAGTTATTTCTTTTACTGTAACTCTTCCTGTTTCCGCTATATTGTCATCATCTGTAACTATTTCTACAGCTTGTTTAAACCTATTATCAGGGTCATTCCATGTAACTCTTATTTCATTAGTTCTAAATCTTCTTGAACTTCCTGTATATTCAAATTTTCCTTCAATTACGTTAGATTTACCAAAAGTATAAATAGCCCCTTTCTCTCTATTAGAGTTTAAACTTAACTGTCCATTGTACCATATTAACATACCACGAATCATTGTTGACATATCTTTTAATAATCGTAGTGCATCTTGTCCTTTTTGTATATATAAATTTGATGTAAATCTAGGTTCTGTTCCGCCTTTTCCATCTGGTACAAGTTCGTCACAGTATTTTGCTAAATTGTATAAGGTATACTTATCTATTTGAGAAAAATCAAAATCAGGGTCTACATACTTACCGAGACCATATCTTGGATTAGTAACTAAATCCATAAATACCCAGACAGGGTTATTACAAAAAACTGTGTGGTAGTTTGGACTAGCTGCAGTGAAGGTGTTTTTATCCCCTCTAAAGTTACCGTCCCAATCTTCGTCTGAGCCAGTATCTAAACCTGTAGTCACATTTCTGCTATATGAAGCGTTTGCTCTTCGTACTCCTGAAGAATCATGAATTTCATCTCTTGGAAAATAGTTTGTAGGAACTTTTACTTTTAATCCTCTTACATCATATGACCTTTCAGGAATATCTTCAAAATCTTCTGCGTCTACTACTACTGCTGCATAAGCTGTATATGGATAGGTTAGTTTATCTGTAATAATGTTTTCTATAGATGATACAGTTGATTGGTTTGTTTGTTGCCATTTATTTTCTTTTTGATTTACAGGAGAAACTCTTTGAATATCTATTTTGTAATCAATAAAAGGTTGATATTGTGATATATCAAAACTAAATAATGTATTAAACGGTGATTGAGTTTGTTGAGAGACAATACCTGTACTCCCACTTTTAATTCTAGTATTTGCATGATATGCAGTTCTTGAAGATGGATAAGTTTGTCTTCCATATATTACTCTTTGATTATTTGAAAAACTATCATTATCATCTGTTTTGAAAGAAAATACTATTCTATACTCAGCAAAACCTGGACCAGTGGACCCATTATCTTTTCGAGATATCATTTGTGGATGATTTATAGTTATTCGAACATAATCTACTTCTCCAGGATCTGCAATATTCATCCCAGTAGAAGCTACTCTACTTATACCTTCCTCTCCGTTCCTATTTGGAGAGATATCTGTATCAATTCCTAATGTAGCATTTGTGGGCATACCAATACTTGTTAAATCTGTTTGGTCTAATGCTGCATTTACACCATGTGCAGTAGATGCACTACCAACTCCAAGTGGTGCTCCTAAATATGGTTGTTCTCTTTCTCCACCCCTAAATGCCCAACCAAAATTATTGTAGTTATATCTTGAAGGGCCTGATTGTGATGTTGCAGGTGGAGATATTAATACAGCTGTAGCTGATGTATTTATTCCTCCTGGACTAGCAAAAGTTGCTGTGCTTCCTGATATAGCATTTATTTTACCAACTAAGTCTATTGAAATATTTGCTGAAGTTACGGCTAGTGCAGGGGCATGATCTACTTGAACTGCTGTAGAATTTATATGGTGTACTATTTGTCCTGTATACTCTGTGCCATCTATTCCTGCGCCTGCTATTCTTATAAACTGATTTAAAGGTTCTCCTGCTTGTTGAATATCATCTGCACTAAAGAAAGCAGATGATGTTCTAATAAGTCTTGATCCTACACCAGTTATTGCATCTGTTGCTCGTTTTTTACCTGCAATTACCGATGCGTATCTAACACCTTGTTGCATTGTTAAATCTTGGAATATATTTCCATCAATGTCAGTTATAACTCCTGTTGTTGCATTATAAGAAGCTTTTGGACTTCTTAATAGTTGATAATAGCTTGATACACCTATAGTAGCTGCAGGGTTTCCATCAAGTATAATACTTGTAGGGCCGTTGACTAAACCTTCAATTGGTCCTTCTGATATTGCATCATATACTACAGCACTCTGATGAGTTACTCTAGATTTTTTTGTACCTCTACTTACAGCCATATTATTTCTCTATTTCCTGATACATACTATCATAATATTTAGCAATACCAGCACCACCACCACCACCGCCAGCAGTACCTCCACCAGTTCCGCCAGAATAAGAACCTGTATAATAATCGTCCTTTTTTCCAAATCTGAATCCTGGATATGAAGTGGCTCTATATTCTGTAAATCCAAAATTTATAGGTGCTCCACCTACTTCTAATCTTCCATAGCAAAGAGGTACAGGTATACCTACTTTAGCATTATTAATTGGGCCTTTAAATAAATTAGAATCCTCTCTATCTCCATCATCTCCAATTTCTGGAGTTAACATATCAACTATACCTTTAAGTGCTAATAATCCTCCACCAACTATAAGTGCGACTCCAAGAGCTGTTGTTGCTCCCGCAGTAAATACACCAAGTAAAATTAATCCTACTCCTATAATTGCTGTAAAAAGGTCGCTAAGAAACCCAGATCCTTGAGGTAGTGGAGTTATAACTAAATCATTTTCTCCCAAATCTGAGTGCAAATTTTCATAATTTAATAGTTCTTCTCCTCGTTCAACATGGAATCTTATATCTTTATCCGTGCAATCTAGTAAGTATTTTCTAAGACCTCCTTTTAATTGGTCAATAGCGTGCATAGCTTCTTGTACATTTTTACAGACGAGATGATGCTCTCTTCCAAAGAGTTCTCCCATTCTTCCTAATAATATTATTTTTCTTTTCATACTGGTTCTAAAATAAATACCTCTTGTCCTGGGTAGGATACGATCATATATGGTATGCCTACCTCATTACAGTTGTCAATATCATGCTGACTTGGACGACAATCCGAGTTATAGTGACTATGGACAACATATTTTATATTTGAATTTAATTGATGATATATGAACAATTTTGGGTCAATTCTAAAGTGTAATTTGTCTTCGTGGAGATTTTCACTCGGAATATATTTTTGTTTATTATCATCTTCTATAACAAGTCCACAACATTCTCGTGGAGCAGCTGATTTTGCATGTGCAAATATCTCATCTAACATTATGAGAACGCCTTTGCTGCAGGAAACCCACCAAATGGTAAGTCTGCTGCTGTATTTGGTTTTACCCTTCCTGTTGCACTTGCAGCAATACTCTTTGGATTAAATCCAAATCTTAGTTTACAGCCATCTAAACTTTTACTACAAGTGTCTCCTCTCTGCCAAAATAAACCAAAATCTGGTTTTACATTTTGAGAAGGCTTTTTTGCTTTCCATAAAATTGTTTTATTATATGTTTCACTACTAGCTACATTATCTGTAAATAGTACATAATCATTTAATCTATCATCTGAATATGTAAAATATTCTGTTCCATGACTATATGTTCTATATATTCTAATCTGGTTAAAATTACTATTAGAAACTGTTGGAGTTCCTGGATTAGAAGTTGTTTCAGTTGCCTGCCAAAAAATATCTTTTGTAACACTTGTTGTTGTTCCGTTTGCATTAAATCTAGTTGCTCCTATTTGTGTTTTGTAATAAGAGTTTTTTGTTACTGCACCTGAACTATATGTAGCAAAACTAGTAGTACTTGGTATTACATACTCATCATCTGGATTTGCGTGTACTGTATACTCTGTTTGTCCTGTATGCTGAGCATACTGAGCTTTATACTTTCCATCTACATTCCAAGTACATCCACTTTGTGCTTTTTTATACTCAGGAAGATGGTCACTTGCTCCCTGAAAAATAAAGGGGCATCTATTTGCAACAATAGAACGTCCAGGTAATTGTATACCACTTAAATCAAAAGGTGAAGCTAGTTCTAATGTTATTTGTATTTTATTTCTTGATTTTATTCTATCTATATACCATATTTGTCTAGGATACTCTACTGGAGGGTTTGCATCTTCGCTTTCTCCATATAAATATTTTTTAAGAGTAAGTCTTCGAATAACTTTTAATCCAACTAAAGAATCATAATCTGTTGTTGTTATTGCATTTGTAAATGCTGTTGTTGCATTTGCTATTGATATAGTTGGTTTTGGCTGCGCTCCATCATTTTTTGTTTCAAATCCGTCTGCTTTCATTGGTATAGCAGTGTAAGTTCTAATCGTACTAGGATTAGCAAAATCTCTCATTTGTACGCTAGTTAAATCAGAATCTACTCCTGACATTGCGTATGCGTATGCATTTTTTGCATACTCTATTTCAAAAAGTTGAATTAGCTCTGAGCCAGGGTCTAACTTTTGTAAATCTTTTATTAATATCTTTTCTGACATTATGCTTCGTATACTCTCCTTGCCGTTGCTTTTAAATCGTAGAAGTCATCATACTTCCAAGTCTGAGTCCATTTTTCTATAACTACTTTTACTGTTTCTTCGTTTCCACTTTCATTAGAGTTTGCAAAAGTAAAATCAAATGCAGTTGCTCCTTTCTTGCCTGCAAAGAAATCCACTATATCATCTATTTCATCTTTTGGTCTATTTACAAATGCCATTTCAAATTTTTGTTTATTATTATTTATACCATTTGCTACTCTTTGCTCATATCCATCACCAAACTCTGTTTTAAATACTACAGTCTCATTTGATTGTGAAAATCCTCTATCTGGATTTACTACTCCAAGTGTTCCGCCTACATTGAATCCTAGTGCCATAATCTTATCCTGTTGGGTTTAATACTCCGCCTGGTGCTTTTTCTTTCATAATTGTTGCCATAACAGATGCATTAATTGCTTCTGCAAGTTGCTTACTTCCTTCTGCTGTTACATCTGCACTCTCTCCTGAATTATCAATATTTACATTTATATTTGTATTGTTTGTGTCTCCTGCACCTGTACCTAAGTCTACTGGTATGCTTCTATTGTCTGGTAGTGGTACAACTGCTTCATTTTGTTTTCCTTCTCCAACTAAATATGTTGGTTGAGTTGCTACACCGCCTTTAGCATATCGTGGCATTACTCCACCACTTGCTAGAGGAATTAGTTTATTTCCAATGATTCCACCTTTTGCGAATGGTAGTATGGAAAGTAATGGGCCAATACCTGGTATCATTCCTAGTAATGGTTTTAGAAGTGCCATTATACCACCTCCGCCGCCACCGCCGAGTAGTCCACCTAAGAGTCCTCCTCCTGAGCCGCCCATAAGTCCTCCAAGTAGTCCTCCAGTTCCTCCACCTCCAAGTAGTCCTTGTAGTGCGCCTCCGATGCCACCTTCTCCCATGAGGTTACTCATAAAGTTTTTCATCATGCCACCTTCACCGAAGATGTCTGCAAATAAATCGCCAAATAAAGAGTTAGCACCGCCTTCTCCTTTCCCAAAGAGACCAGTACCATCTCCTTTTAATACACCCATTAAGTTACCACTAAAAGTATCTATGGTTTTACCTAGGTCTCCAAATATTGCTGAGAATCCTGTACCACTAGTATTTGTTCCTGTTGTAACAACTTCTTCCATTTTGGCACCAATAGTTTTGCCTGTTTTTTCATCCGCCTTTTTCTTTTCATTGTTTTCAACAGTATTTTGCTGTGTAGCTGCCATATTTCTATCAAAAGCAGCTGCGTGATTTAATAATACTTTTTCTAAATCAGTAACATGAGTAGTTAAAGCAATTTCCATTCTTTCTTCAGGACTTTTTTCTATTTCTTGTCCTGTAATAGCACTTCTTGCTTGTTGAAGTAAACCTTGAAGTCGTTTTGTTATAGGTTGCATAATTGCACCTGAAATCTCATCTGCAACTGCTTTTTTCATTGCCATTCTTACTGCATCAACAGCTTGAAATGCTTCTTTTGTTCCCATTAATAAATCGGAAAGTGCTTTCGTACCTGCGTTATCAAAAGCTTCTGTAAAAGCTTTTCCAATTCTATGGACTACATCTATTTGATTTTCTAATAATTCTAACTCGGTCATTCTATCTTGAATTCGTTGTGCTTGTACTTCAGTAAGTTGTCTTTCTCCTACTGTCATCTCTTCTAAATTCTTTATAGCTTGACTTCTTTCATACTCATCTAACATTAATTGTTGATTGATTTGTTTCTTTAATCCTAATATTTTATTTTCTATTTGTGCAAATTTATTATTTCTAGTATTAAATTGACCAAGTACTTTATTTGCATTTACTATTTGTGCATTTAGCATTTTTGTTTGGTGAACAGCTTCACTTATATCTGTTACCATATGTTGAGTTCCAAAAACTACACTTTGAATATTTACTGCAGTTCCTGCTGTTTCTCCTCTGAGTTCTGCTGCTTCTTCCATGAGTTGTTTCATTTTCTTTTCGCTTACACCTAACTGCTGTGCTATTTCAGTAATAAATTTTTTATTTATAATTGTTTTTTCTCCAAATTTTCCAAGTTCA